AACTATCTTTTCAAGTTCTTCTACATCACCCGGTGCGATAGTGTTATAACTAGGAATACTGTAGTATCCAATAGTGCGTTTAACAGTTTCTTCCCAACTTTCAACATCTTGAAAGTTTGGATCACACGAACCTTCACCTATAAACAATGTCCGACGAATGCCTTCAGGCTCTATATCAGTATACATATCAATTTCAAGTTCTGCTTTCATCACTCGCCTCTATCGCTTAGCAAGACCAGAGAGTGCTCCGGAATATTTGTCCATTAGTCGCCTACCCACAGACTTCTGACGCTCAATTTCAATCGCGTTCGTTTTCATCACTCACCTCTTTCTTCCTTAAAGTATAACCATGATACTCTCCGTGTTCTTCACACAGTAAGGTTTCTTCCCAAATTAATTCATCACCTTCGCTCCAACCCACTTGCACTAATAGTTCATCAGGAATAGGTAGAATCGGTTCTCCGGTATCTGGGTCCTCTTCAAGTCTAACTATATATCTACTCATACTCATATCCTAAATGTTCGCCTGGAGAAAAATGATAGCCCATTGCTTTCATAAAGTCTTCTAGGACTTTAATCATATCATCTCGACTCAAATCTTTTTCCATTACATCAATCGTTATTCGTGTATTGATTGAACTTTTATCTTCGTATGGATTACATATTAGTGTAATATACGGTTTGTCTGTTGCTAATTTTACATCAAACATTATTTAACCTTTAACAATGCATTGGTAGGACTGGATGGAGTTGAACCATCGACCTTCCGCTTATAAGACGGATGCTCTAACCATTGAGCTACAGTCCTATATATGGTGCCGCGGGAGGGACTTGAACCCTCAATCCCGAAGGAGGCAAATTTTAAGTCTGCTGTGTATACCAATTTCACCACCACGGCAATTTGGCGCGCCCTCCAGGACTCGAACCTGGGACCCACAGCTTAGAAGGCTGTTGTTCTATCCAGCTGAACTAAGAGCGCAAAAACTTTTATTCTAGTATTCAAATTCCTTCATAAAGTTATTGAGCATCTTGTTCTGCAAACGTCGTGCTTCTTTTTCCCACGGCTGATCCCAATAATCAGTATTCGCGTGATTCTTAGTTTTCCAACGCGTCAACTGAGGATCTAATTCGCCTCGTGCAAACTGTTTTACATGTACCATTTCATGTGCTAGTGTTGACAACCAGTTTCCATAAAGTGCTACATCAATAATAAAATGTCGCTGGTCCACGGATTCACAAAGACCTTCACTACAGTTAGATTTGTCAACGTATAGCTTGTGGTGAAGATTTACTTGAATATTCGTACGTAGGCGAGAGATGCCTAATTGTTTTGCGAATGAACGAATAGCTAGAAGTGCATAGGACTGAAGTCCTGTATCAAGATTACCACCCCGTGGACCAGCGAAAGAAACTAACATAGTTTTAATCCATTCCTCATTTTGATGTGTACATTCTATCACAAATTTTTGTCAATGTCAACCTTTTCTTTATACTTTTTTGTTATAAGCTTATAACTTTTTGTTATAAGAGAACTATAGCAAGGACACAGAAAAAGCAAAATAGTAAAAATGCATTCTCGTATGCAAACTCTATAGTTCCAACCACTGCTTTAAGTACAAGCATAAAGAATACGAAAGTCAAAGACATTGTTAATAGTATTGAAACAACTTCCATTATTAATATAACTTATAATCGTCGCTAAAACCAATTCCATAATCGTGACGACCTGTGATTTCACTTATATCAAAATCGTCATTATCTGCATAAAGAACAAAATCTTCTGCTCTCATTTTAGCCAACCTTTTAGCTGACTTCTTATTTCTGCGCATTTCTGCTTCGGCGATACGCACATCCGGATCATCATAATAACTACTCATTATGCTACTTCCTCCATTATTAATTCGTTTAGAGCGTCTTTAAGAACTACTGCGGACATTCTAGATTTACCACCAATATGCCATTCATATGTAGAAGCATTGCGGCAGTGATTTCCGCCATCATAATCTTTCCAATTATAAATGGTTACGTCGTAAGACTCGTCTGTGAAATTGTCTGTTACTTTAAGATTCCACTCAACATCGACTTTTCCGTCGCCTGATGTTTCAGTGTAGTGAGGTTCGCCTAAGATTTCTACCAAGGTATGGTAGTTAGCGTTATAGTATCCTTGTAGGCACGTGCCATTACAATTAAAGGATTCTTGGATTTTATACGTTGACATGATTTATTCCTTTTCCTAATTTATGTTACCATTCTACCACAGTCTCCAGCAAATGTCAACTGTTTTTTTCACTTTTTTTCACTTTTTTTTGTTAATGAAATCAACCACTTAGAGATACACATATCTAAGTTATTGATTTTATTACAAATTTATTTTAAGCAATTTTAGCCTTTTTTCTCATTTCGAGAACCATAATGTATTCATCGAATGATAGTGTTCCCATATCCTGGTTATGTGATTTACGAATGATTTTACCATTAAGGAAATCCGTCTTACCACCTTTGGCATGTGCAAAATCATGCCCATAGATAGCATCATCAATATCTAATGGTTCTCCATCTAGGAAGCAAGTGAACCCTTGAGCAGCTAACATATCAAATTTTGTTTCCTTACTCATAGTTCTTGTTTTATCTAATGACGTAATAAACTTATCGATATCCATTTCATTCAAATACATTTCTGCAGCTTGATGTTGAGCAGCAGGATTTGATGGATATTCAGTAGCCATTCTTGCGAATTTTTTAACTGTATCTGTATCTTGTTTCAATGTATTACGTGCACCTGTTTTAAAGGTAATAAGTTCAGTATCGTATTTGTTTGGAGTTACACCTTTAAACATTGAATTGACTCTAAAGAATTCTTTAGCGAATCCTGAATAGTCTTTGATCTTAAAGTCATGTCTTTCAAGTAAGCCAAACCAAATAGTATGAAGAGAACCAAAGTTTGCTGTATTGAGCTTTTTACTCATTTCTCTAGAAATCTTTAAAGCATCATCAAGAAACTTATCTACTGTTTTAAGAACATCAGAAGAAAGAGGTTTATCTTCTTCTACTAATTTTTCAATTTCATCTAAACCTGCAGCAACATTACCACGACCTAAAGCTTTTAATATTACAACTGCTACAAACTCATCCCATTTACGTCTTGGATTAATATCAGTAGTCCAATGTACAGCCTTTTCACTACCTTTCTTATTTGATTTTGTTTCAAAGATAGGATGAATGTCATTATAATCATATTCTGAATATGACTTTACACGACTACGAATTTGTTTTGCTACATTCGAAGCATCGTTTGCCATAACCATTTCAATAGTATTTACAGGTGTGACTGTGTTTAAACGCCTAAAAATTTCAGTTGCTTGAACATTAGTACATTCATACACATAAAAGGTAAGTGTAGTATTTTCAAAAATTTCGCGCTGTTCATTAGTAAGTGTTCTAAAAATTTTACCGTCCTTTGTTGGAAAGTATCCTTTTAGAAAATCTCTAAATGAACGAATTCTGTGACCACCATCAATCACTAACCATTTTACACCAGGATAGATTTTTTGATTTTCTTTATCGTTTTCGATATTTCGAACGGTAATTGCACCAACGGAATATCCTTTTAATATAGAATCAACAATATTTTGTTTCTTTTTATTACCACTCGTAACTGGAGGTCTTTGACCAATTGGATCAGGATTAATTACACCTGCAATCGTGTCTTGAATTACGTCCATCACGGTTTTTGTTTCTACTTCATATTTCATAATTTACTTCTTTTCTAAAAAGATTAAACTCCGTGTGTCATGTGTGAGTATGCATCATCACATTCATTAATAAGTTCACCGCACATACAGGTTTCTTCTTCTTCAATAGTTGGAGCTCCAACCATATCTCTAATTTGAGCTTTAGTGTATCGTTGCTCACCATCACGTACTGAACATTCTGCTAATAAAGACACTTGTTCGGCAGTCAATGGTTTACGAATACTTAAGCTATTGAGTTCTTTCATTACATCCATAATTAATTCCTTTTCCTAATTTATATGACTATTATAATTCATTTGAAATGATTTGTCAACCACTAAATTGAAAAAAGTTGACTTTTTAGTCTTTGTAGAAATAACCGCCCTTTTCTTTAAAGAATACAGACCTCGTAAGTCCACCAAAAATATAAGAAAAATACAAGAACAAAGGAATGGCTAATGCAATCCTAATACTATCTTTTGTCATATTAATCAATTCCATAAAGGAAACGATTGCAAATGTGACAGCAATTGTACCTGCGACACACAACATACCAAAGCCAAGATCTTTGGCAACTTCTTTAACATTAAATTTCATAACAATTATACTCCACTGGTCATATGTTCATAACCATCTTTGCAGTCGACCAGTTTATCACCACAAATACAGTATTCCTCTTCTTCCCTGCTAGGAGCACCTATCAGACTTCTCATTTGACTTTCTGATAAGTCTTCACCTTCATTTTCAAATCTCATTTTTGCATAGTCTGCAGCTTGGTCGTCGTTGAGACCAAAGTTCTGCTGAGCATACTCAAAGTAATTTTCCATTAACATTTCATTTACATGATGTGACATAAATTAACTCCTTTTCCTCATTTATGTTACCATTATAAGTTGTTTGAAATGAAATGTCAACCTTTTTTGTGAAAAAAGTGAAAATAATTCATTTAAGATCGAATATGGTGTTTCCATTAAAGTAATTCTATACTAGTTTCTCGAAATTGTCAACCATTATTTTTAGATCATTTCGTAATATTCATATAATTAATAGATCTAAGGTTTTTTATCTAATATGAAAAAAACAGTTGACATTTACAAAGAACTGTGATAGAATGGTAACTCAAATGGAGAAGTACGTATAGTGACACAAACAACAGAACAATTTAGAATATTGACTGCGCGACAGCATGTTCGTGAGCGTATTGGTATGTATATGGGCTCTTCTTCTCGAGAAGAAATCGAAAGGTTTATTCTTGGTGAATGGAAGAAAGCTACATACGTACCTGCATTATCAAAGATGGTAGATGAAATACTCGATAACTCTATTGATGAAGCAATACGTACGAATTTTAAATACGCGAATAAGATTAATGTATCAATTGAAGGAGATACTGTAACTGTTAGTGATAATGGTAGAGGTATTCCACAAGATAAGATACATGACGAGACAGTAGGTAAAGATATACTACGTCCTGTTGCTGCTTGGACTAAAGTAAATGCAGGAACTTCGTTTGATGATGAACGAGTTACAATTGGAACTAACGGTGTTGGTTCTGCCGCAACAAACTTTTTATCATCAACGTTCGTTGGTAAGACTTGGTCGAATGGAAAATCAATTGAAGTAAAATGTAAAGATGGTGCTGATACACTCAAAGTATTATTTGGATCAAAACAAGGAAATGGTACTTATGTATCGTTTACTCCTGACTTTAGTTTATTTGAAGTTGATAGTTTAGAAGAACTTGATACAATTACACTTATCGAAGATCGTCTTATATCTTTACAAATGGCTTTTCCTGAAATTCAGTTTTCCTTTAATAAAAAGCGTGTACGCGTAAATGATCTTAAAAAATATGCAGCACTCTTTAATGATACTGTAATTTTAGAAAAGACTGACAACTTATCTTATTTTATTGCACCGTCTGAAGATGGCTTCAGAACAAATAGTTATATTAATGGTGTGAATACAAGACAAGGTGGTACATACGTAGATTATTTTATTAATAGTATTATTGATGAACTTGTAACTAAAATTAAGAGACGCCATAAAGTTGAAGTTCTTAAGACTACTATTAAAAGTGGTTTAACTTTTGTAATGTTTGCACGTAACTTTACAAATCCAAAATTTGATAGCCAAACAAAAGAACGTCTTACTAATCCAACTGGTAATGTAAAAGAACATATAGAAGGTTGTGAAGTACGTACTCCTGAATGGTTAGCAAATAAAATACTTAATACACCTGATATAATTGATCCAATTATTGAAGCTCAATTAGCAAAGAAACTTGCTGCTGATAAACGTGCAGCAACATTAGCTCAAAAGAAATTACGTAAAGTAAAAGTTGCAAAACATATTGCGGCTAATAAAGATGACGCTACACTCAAAATTGTAGAGGGTGATAGTGCTATGGGATTCTTATTAAAGGTTCGTAATCCTGATAAGGTTGGAGCATTTCCACTTCGTGGTGTGATTATGAATACTTGGGATATGAAGCCCGCTGATGTACTTAAGAATAAAGAATTGTCAGAGCTTATTGCTGTATTAGGATTAGATATTAATAATCCAGATAGTGTTAATGAGATGAGTTATAAGTATATAGCAACATTAACCGATGCTGACCATGATGGTATTGGACATATTAGTCCATTGTTGATTGCATTCTTTTATAAATTCTGGCCTCGTTTGTTAAATGAACGAAGAGTTAAGATTACAAGAACACCAATTATGATTTCAGCTAAAGGTAATGACATTAAATGGTTCTATACTTATGAAGAAGCTTCTGAATTTAAAACCTCTAATGCAGATTGGAAGCATAGGTATATTAAAGGTCTTGGTTCATTAACAGAAGAAGAATATAATAAAATTATTAATGATCCAGTTTATGATGTTGTCAGTGTTGATGACGTTAAATATTTTGAAATGATGTTTGGTAAAAACTCAGAATTAAGAAAGGAATTTATGTATGAGTGATTTAACGATGTTTGCAGAAGAAGAAGTAACAAGTTATCCTGAAGATAACTATCCTATTTCAAAGGTAGCAGCAAATGAATGGAAATCATTTGCAATGTATACTGTTGAATCTCGAGCAATTCCAAATATGATTGATGGACTTAAGCCTGTTCAAAGGTTCTATTTGTATTCATCAATTTTAAATAGTAAGAAAGATTTTAAAAAGGTATCAGCTGTATCAGGTATTATTTCTGATTATGGTTATAATCATGGTGAAGCTTCGGCAGCTGGTTCAGGTCAACTTATGGCCGCAACATGGAATAACAATATTTGTCTTATTGAAGGACGAGGTTCATTTGGTACTCGTTTAATTCAAGAAGCAGGAGCTCCACGTTACGTCTATACAAGGTTACATAATAACTTTAATACTTATATTAAGGATATTGATTTAAGTCCTGTACATGAAGATCCTGAACACGAGCCACCTGCATTTTATCTGCCTGTTATTCCTTTAGTACTTGTTAATGGCACTAAAGGTATTGCAACTGGATTCGCTACAAACATTCTACCACATTGTCCTGAAAGTATTAAAGCGGCATGTATAGAATATTTGCAAACAGGTAATATTGAAAATTCTATTCAAATAAAGTTTCCAGAGTTTTCAGGTACAGTTGAACAAAATAAAGAAGAAAGTCATAAGTATACCGTGTATGGCACTTATGCTAAGCGTGGTAAAACACAACTCCAAATCACCGAAGTGCCATACGGCTTTGATCGCGAAAGTTATGTCAAAGTATTAGATGGATTAGAAGACGATGGTGATATTGTATCATACGAAGATCTTTGTGATAAAGATGGATTTAAGTTTGAAGTTAAACTAAAGCAAAACACTTCTGCTAATTGGAATAAAAATAAAATTATTTCTAAATTTAAATTAAGTAAACCTTATGCGCAGAATTTAACCGTTATTGATTTTAATGGTAAGCTTCGTGAGTATGATGATGCACGAGGAGTTGTTAAAGATTTTTGCGATTATAAAATGAGTATTCTTAAAACTCGTATCAATAAGCGTATCACTGAATGTACTAATGAAGTAAGTTGGTTAGAACTGAAAAAACAATTTATAGAACTTGTACTTGATAATAAGATTGAGTTTAAGAATAATACTAAGAAACAAGTAATTGCTCAAATGAAAGAGAATGGAATGGTTGTATCTGAAGAACAAGGTGATAGACTATTAAGGTTAAATATTATGAGTCTTACTAAAGAGATGGTAGTAGAACTCGCAAAACAAATTAAAGAAGCTGAAAAGCAACTTCGTTTCTGGCAAAAAACCAGTCCGAAAAAACAATTCATATCTGACTTAGAGGAAATTTGATATGTTTAAAAATGTAAGTGATTTAATGATCAATCAATTTGACAATGGCTTTCGTATTATAAAACAAACAGACGAAAATAATAAACATTGGATTTTAGACGAACTCGATATTAAAATTGGAGATGTCTATGAAGTAGGTCCTAATGGATATTTTGAATTAGCACACAGACGTAACGATGAATAAGATATGGACAATATGGAAATATGCTTTAGGCGGATTTTCCGATGACAAGACAGAGCCGTATGATGATTATGTGGCTTTGCTTCGTACTATTATCGTCGGGGTTAATTTTGCTACATGCTTTTTTATTATAGCAAATGTAATTCATAATTGGTAATGATTAGAAAATATCTTAACAAGCATTTAAAAGTATCTAACTTACCTTTAAATGATATTAATACAATGTATCATGAATTCTTTCATAGAAAAGATTATGAATGGTATTATGCACCACAACATGGTGATATTTGTGTTGATGTTGGTGCTTGTGTTGGATTTTTTACTTGTTTAGCATTAGATGGTGGAGCACGACAGATATATTCTATTGAACCTAATAGAGAACATTTAAAGACTCTATTAGATAATACCTCTGATTATTTTATTGACCACGGAGAGACACCAGTGGTCCCTATCAATGCTGCTATTGGTAGTAAAGAAGAACATTACGAAAACATATTTGGACCTTCAGCAAAATTTAATTTAATGTCTTTTAAAGACTGTATGACACAGTATGACATTGAATGGATCGACTTTTTAAAAATCGATTGCGAAGGTGGAGAGTATGACATTTTTTCTCTAGAGAACGTTCCATTTTTGAGGAACAACGTTCAACACATTGCCGTGGAGTTTCACCTTGATTCCTTTCCCGAAGCTCCACGGCGATGGATCTATGTTCGAGATAATATACTCGGACACTTCGACGAAAATAAAATTCATTTCTTAGAACACGAAGATCGCGATCTTGCTTTTAATGATATCGCTTTAAGAAAAGCAGAGTGGGAGCCAGGTCGTTCTTTTATGGTGTATATTACAAATACTATTGATTGGGATCCTACCAGTTTGTAATATAAATCATGAATGAAGATGCAGGAATTGCATCTAATGAAACTGGGCTTGATACAATCTTGCGCCAATTATCTCCTTGAAAGTTAACTTTACCTGCTTCCATAAACGGTAATAATACTGACTTTCTCCATTCTTCAAATTTTACTAAGCCACCATATTGAGATGTTAAATGGCATCTTACTGCAATGTGTCTTACATTATGGAAAAGATAATCAAAGTATTCTTTATGTAGAATATTATATTCTGCGCCTGCTGCATCAATTTTTAAGAAATCTATTTTTTCAATTTTATGAGTATCAGTAAGTTCGTTAAAAGTCATTAATCGAGGTTCTAATTCTGATTCGATGTGTGTTGAACTTTTAAATACATTAGATAAGTCTATATCTGTTCTACCCATTGCGGCATGAATAGGAAATACTGCTTTTTGAGTACGATCAATAATATAATCTGAAACATTTTTTACTGCGGTTTTTAATTGTCTGCGATTCGGTTCAATCATATAAACCTTTTCTGCACCTTTATCTAATGCACTAGCTGCAAAAGCACCTATACCACAACCGACATCAACAACAACGTCTCCTGGTAATACTTCATACCACCAGTCATAATCTTTACGATTGAAATGTATATTATTAAGCTCAGCTACTTCATTAATCGACAAACCTTCAGTGTCGAGCTCGTATGAAAAAGATTTGGGTTTGAACATGCTATATCCTCACTTTGAATAAATAGTAAAAGTAATCAATTATTTTATATAGGAATTTCTATAAGTGACTATCAATAACTATTTATCTACCGGCGGCTTCGCTATAAAAATATCAAGGCTTCCAAATGTAGAATTTTTCAGTCAAAAGGTTTTGTTACCTGGTGTAACTGCAAACCCTGTTGAAACTCAAACACCATTAAGAGCTTTTTATAATGTTCCTGATCACATTCGTTTTGCTGATTTGGATTTATCTTTTATTATCGACGAAAATATGGAGAATTATAGAGAGATCTTTGATTGGCTACAAGGTATCGGTACACCAGATAATCTTGAACAATATGATAAATTACAAGCCACTGAAGAAGGCTTAGTTTCTGATATTAGTATCATGCTACTTAATTCTCATAAGAATCCAAATGTAGAGTTTGTATTTACAAATGCATTTCCAATAGGTTTAACACCTATATCACTTGACCTCGCTCAACAAGACGTTGTATACGCAGAAGCAACGGTTACAATGAGATATGACTCCTTTAAAATCAACAAGATGTAATTAAGGGGTTGACATTTGCTTTAACATGTGGTATAATAGACATGTTAATATAAGCAAAAGAGTTTTTTAAATTATGGATACAAATCAAATTTCTGAAATGTGGGCAAAAGATGCGCCCATTGATGAAACAAATTTAGTCGGTGAAAGTAAACGCATTCCACTTTTACACAGTAAATATTATAATCTTTATTATAAGGAAGTGTTACGCGTTAAAAAATTAAAAGCTGAATATAAAGAGCTTGAAAGATTAAAGCGAGAATACTATGATGGTAGTATGGATAGACAAACTTTAGCCGAAATGGGTTGGGAACCGTTCCAGTTAAAAATTTTACGGAACGATATGGATAAATATATTCAAGCAGATAAAGATATTATCAAGTTAAGTTTAACAATTGATTTTCATACAGCAAATGCAAACTACCTTGAAGATATAATTAAAACTATACATTCTCGAAATTTCGTAGTTAAAAATATGATAGATATTTTGAAATTTCAAGCTGGAGATTATTAAGTAATGTGGGAAAGGATTCTTAAATTATTTGAAAGACCTATTTCAGAAAATCCTATTGATCAAGCAATGATGCATACGTTGCCTACAATGGAATCCGAAATTGATCCTGCAGATTTGAATTTAGAAAACGCATATAAGACAAGATGGATTTGGTATCATACCATATTAGCGGTACTTATATTTTTCACAAACATGATACTATTAGCAATCTTTTTATTATTAGCAATAAAGTTATAAATTATGAGCGAAGTGATTAATGTAGAACACATTAATAGTGTGCATATGAAAGTGACAGCCGATGGCGGCGTTCGTCAAGAAATCGCTCAACACTTTTCTTTCCGACCTGAAGGTTGGCAATTCCACCCCAAAGTTAAAATGCGCGTTTGGGATGGATACATTCATTTATATCAACCAATGAGACCTAAACTCTATGTTGGTCTTTTTCCACACCTCAAAAAATTCTGTGATGATAGAGGTTATACTCTGAATGCACCAGATAATATCGGATTAGATGAACAAATTGATGACGATTACGGTATACAACTTGCAAAAGAAATCAATTGTAAGTTTACTCCAAGAGACTACCAAAACGAATACGTCGTCAATGCATTACGTAAAAGACGTTCTCTTTCTTTAAGTCCTACTTCCTCTGGTAAATCATTAATCATTTATTTAATTCAACAACACTATTATCAAGCATTTGGTCATCGTACTTTAATTATTGTTCCTACAATTGGATTAGTACATCAAATGGCTGGAGACTTTGTTGATTATGGTTGTGAATCAGATATTATATACACAATTCAAGGTGGAGTTGATAAGAACACAAAAGCACCTATTGTTATTAGTACTTGGCAATCATTAGTAAAACAACCTAAAGAATGGTTCGATCAATTTAGAGTTGTAATGGGAGATGAAGCTCATACTTTCCAAGCAAAATCATTAACAACAATTATGGAAAAACTTACGAACTGTGAGTACCGACATGGATTTACTGGTACATTGAAATCATCTGAAAGTAAGACACATAGATTAGTATTAGAAGGTTGCTTTGGTCAAGTCAAAAAGATAATTAATACAAAAGAACTTATGGACAAAGGAACGGTTGCAAATTTTAAAGTTAAAGCAATCGTTCTATCACACAATAACGATACTCGTAAAACATTTAAAGATGCGATTAATAAGGTCAAAGATAAAGTAAAAAAATGGCCAGCTGAAAGAGAGTTTATTGTTAATCACGAAAAAAGAAATAATTTTATTAAGAACTTAGTTCATAGTCTGGAAGGTCAGAATAATTTGATATTATTTGATCTTGTAGAAAAGCATGGTAAATTATTAGAACCTTTGCTGCGCAAAGACGGACGTGAACTTCATTTTATATACGGTGGAACTTCAGGAGAAGAACGTGAACATATTCGACAACTGGTGGAAAATGATACACAAAAACGACATGATATACTTGCAAGTTATGGAGTGTTTTCGACTGGAGTGAATTTAAGAAGATTAGATAATGTAATTTTTGCTTCAGGATCGAAGTCTGAGATAAAGGTTCTCCAGTCTATTGGAAGAACATTAAGAAAGGCTGATGATTCTAATGAGGCTACTTTATATGATATTACAGATGATCTTTCTGTGGGAAGTTTTGAAAATTATACTTTAAAACATTTTAAGAAAAGAATTGAAATCTACGGAGCGGAAGAATTTCCTTTTAAGATATTTACTGTAGAAATTTAATACTAATATATCTTTAAGCCGGATAACCTAATTATATACTGAATTTTTGAGAATGTCAACCCTTTTTTGCAAAAAAATGAAAATAAATTTATACCTTTATTTTTCACTAAAAGGTGTACATATTACTCAAAATATGTTATAATATACAGAAATTTTATACATGGAGAACGTGACATGGCAAAGAAACGCAACTATGTCAATAACAAGGACTTATTACAAGCCTTAATTGATTATAGAAATGCCTGTAAAGAAGCTGAAGAAAGTGGAGATAGAAATCCACAAGTTCCTGAGTATGTAGGTAAATGTATTTTACTTATTGCTACAAGACTTGCAACTAAGCCAAACTTTTCGGGCTACTCATATAAAGAGGAAATGATTTCTGATGGAATTGAAAACTGTTTACAATACATACACAATTTCGATCCAGATAAATCTCAAAATCCTTTCGCATACTTTACTCAAATTATATGGTATGCATTCTTAAGAAGAATTCAAAAAGAAAAGAAACAAACATATATCAAATTTAAAGCATCTCAACAAATGCTTACTCAATCAATCATCAATGATAGTAGTGGACAAGACATACAAATGCAAGAACCACCTGAATATATCAGCGAATTTATTGATGACTTTGAAAGGAAATTAAACAAAAATAAAGAGGGAGACTAAATGAAAGTACTGGTCTTTGGACTACCTGGCTCGGGCAAGAGTACGTTATCACAACCATTAGCAGATTTGGTTGAAGGTGTTTGGATTAATGCAGACGCAGTTAGAGAAAAATATAATGATTGGGATTTCTCAGATGAAGGCAGAATGAGACAAGCTGCTCGAATGAGACATCTTGCAGACGGAGTTTCTATGGCAGGTAAAATTGCTATTGCAGATTTCGTTTGTCCTTTTCAAAAGGCAAGAGATGAATTTGAACCTGATTATGTTATTTGGATGAATACTATTGATGAAGGTAGATTTGAAGATACGAATAAAGTCTTTGAAGCTCCTGATGTTGATAGTATTGATTACATAGTAGATTCATTTAGACCTCAAGAAGAATTAAAACTTGAACCAATTTTAGAAAAGGCGTTTTCACAATGGCAGAGAAGGTAAGTGCAAAACGTCATGTCGCAAAAACATTAACATGGAGAGTCTTAGCAACAACAGATACCTTTTTACTTGCTTGGTTAATTACAGGACAAGTAGATTGGGCTGGTATGATCGCCGGATTTGAGGTTGCTACTAAAATGATCTTATATTATTATCACGAACGTGTATGGTATAAGTACATTAAATTTGGAGTACAAAAGGATGTTTAACCCAGAAGACGCATTTGATTATAAGAAGCCAACAGTTCAAATGTTAGGAAGATGGCAACCGTGGCACGATGGTCACACAAAATTATTTGAAAAAGCCTTGACAATTACCGGACAAGTTGTTATAATGGTACGTGAAGTTTATGGATATGAAGGAGATGCAGGAGCTGGTCGTACAACAGATCAGACCGACAATCCCTTTGGAGAAATTGCTGTTATTGACGGGATTAAGAAAGGTCTCGGAGATGCAGGATACACAGAAGGTAAAGAGTATATGATCCTTGTGGTCCCAAACATTGTCGATATTAGTTATGGACGTGGTGTTGGTTATACTTTTACAGAACATGATTTAGGAGCGGATGTCCATAAAATCTCTGCTACTAAAATTCGTAAACAGATGAGAGAAGAAGGTAAATTATGAAACTAGTATATTTTCCAGACCCAATTTTGGCGAAGGAGTTAAAGGATGTTGATCTTGAGAATCCTGGATTTGATCCAGTACAACTTAAGAAAGACATGGTAGAACTTATGATTAGTAAGAAAGGTCTCGGTCTTTCTGCATGTCAAGTTGGACTTGACTATAAATTATTTGTTATGGGTGAAGATGCTGAAACTGCAATCATGGTAATTAATCCAGAAATTGTGTCAGTAAGTTCAGAAGAAATTAATGAAGTTGAAGGATGTCTAAGTTTTCCAGATGTGTTTATGCAAATTAAACGTCCAGCTTTCGTCATTGCAAAATGGTTTGATGAAAATATGCAACCGCAAGAAGGTAAAGTAGAAGGATATGGAGCAAGATGTTTTATCCATGAATATGAACACCTTCAAGGTATTACTTTTAATAAGGTAGTATCACGTGTTAAATATGAAAGAGCACTGAAAAAGAAAACTAAGATTGTAAAACAAAGAGGAATGTTAGCAAAATATCTTTCCGCTTTAAAACAAACTGAAGATCACAGTGTTAGAGTGACAAAGACTGATGATGACGTTGTATTAGATTTAAATACAGATGTATTAGATTTAAATACAGCCGCAGTCAAGGAGTAGTATGAAAATAGCAATTGTAACCGATATTCACATCGGTGCTAGAGGAGACAGTCGTGTTTTTCATGAAGTTCAAAGAAAATTTTTCCAAGAGGTATTTTTTCCTTATATCGATGAACATGGTATTACAACAGTATTCGATCTCGGCGATACCTTTGATCGTAGGAAGTATATCAATTACGTAAGTCTACAAAAAGGAAAAGAATTTTTATTTGATGAATTAGCAAAACGTAATATAAATTTTCATGCGCTCATCGGTAATCATGATACTTATTATAGTAATATGAATGATGTTAACAGCATGAATCTCTTATTACAAGAATATCCATCTTTTACTCTTTATCAAGATATTGCAGAACATTTAGAAATCGACGGAACAAAGTTCCTTATGCTTCCTTGGATTAGTAAAGAGAACGCAGAAGAAAACTTTAAAATCATCAAAGAATCTGATGCAAATGTTGTAATGGGCCATTTAGAAGTCAAAGGATTCGAAATGATGAGAGGTGCTTTATGCACACATGGTTTAGAAGTAGATGTGTTTAAACAATTTGAAGATGTATACTCAGGCCATTTTCATCATCCATCTCGATATGGCAATATAGAATATCTTGGTGCACCTTATGAAATGACATGGTCTGACTACAATGGTAGTAGAGGTTTCCATGTGTTTGATACTCAAACTCGTAAAATGGAAAAAATAGAAAATCCAAATCGAGTATTCTTTAAAATAGATTATGATGATGAACACTGGACAGTCGATGATGTTGCTTCATACGATGTAGATAGATATAAAGACACCTTTGTAAAAATTATTATTAAGAATCGTACAAACGCTTACCTATACGATATGTTTATGAGTAGAATAAGTGAATGTGGAGCAGTTGATGTAAAAGCAATTGATGATAATCTCAATCTTGAAACAGCAGGTGTTGATGAGATTCTTGATGAAACAAAAGACACTACTGAAATACTACACAACTATATTGAATCTCTTGAAACTCAAGTTGATAAATTAAAAATTAAAAAGACAATTGATGACTTATATCATGAAGCTATGGAATTATAATGCGAATTAATTTTAAGAAAGTAAGATACAAAAATATATTATCAACAGGAAATACCTTTACAGAAATAGAACTCGGTGATAAGCCAACTACTTTAATTAGTGGATCTAATGGTTCAGGTAAAAGTACAATCCTCGATGCGATTGTTTATGGTTTATATGGCAAGCCATTTCGTAAAGTAAATAAAATTCAACTTATCAATTCTATTAATCAAAAAGGATTATTAGTTGAAATCTTTTTTGCTGCAGGTGGAAACAACTACATGATTCGTAGAGGTATGAAACCAAATGTCTTTGAGATTTATAAAGATGGCCAAATGATTGATCAAGATGCTGCTAAACGTGATTATCAATTATACCTTGAAAACAATATACTTGGTATTAATTATAAATCATTTAATCAGATTGTAGTACTTGGTAGTGCAACCTATGTTCCTTTTATGGAATTACCGGCTCAACAACGAAGAGAAATTATCGAAGACTTACTTGATATTCAAGTGTTTAGTACAATGGGTATTCTTGCAAAAGAACAAATCAATAAGACTAAAAATAGTATTAATGAAAACGAATATAAGAACGAAGTAACTGAAGCCAATATTCTTTTAGTACAAGAAAATAATGACGCTATTCGTAAGATTAAAGAAACTGAGGTTGATAAGATTCGTACTAAGATGAATAACCATATTTCTGAAATTGAATCAAAACAAGAATCTATTTCTGTTATTGATAGTGAGATTAAAGAAAAATATGAAGAAATAGCTGATAAGAAAACAGTTAAAGAAGAATTCGATAAAGCAAATTCTATGAGACAAGATATGGAAATTGCACGACGTAATATTGATAAAGAACTCAGCTTCTATCATGATAATGACAATTGTCCAACTTGTAAACAAGGTATTGCGCATGACTTTAAAGAAAAAGTTGTAGATGAAAGATCAGAAAAGAAATCTCTTATTGACGAAAAGCTTGATGAAGTGAATACATCAATTTCAAACTACCAAACTCGTATAGACGAAATTAGTGAAGTAGAAGACAAAATACAAACATTAAATTTTCAGATCTCAGAAATACGTGCAGAAATTAAAATGTCTAAGAATGCTTTACTTGCATTTAAATCTGAACTTGAGAATGCTGAACGTGAAGTAGAAGAAGTAGATACTACACAACTACATAAACTTCAAACAAAATTGGAAAAACTTGTTAAAGAACGTAAAGAACTTTTAGAAGAATATGACGTACTTGGTGTTGTTTCAGCAATACTTAAAGATGGTGGAATTAAAGCTCGTATCATTAGTCAATATATTCCAGTAATGAATAAACTGATTAATAAGTATCTTGCGGCCTTTGATCTTTTTGTTGACTTCCAATTAGATGAAAACTTTAATGAAGTAATACGATCTCGATTTAGAGATAATTTCTCTTACGCATCATTTAGTGAAGGTGAAAAACTTCGTATTACTCTATCAATTATGTTAGCATGGAGATCTGTTGCAAAATTACGTAACTCAGTATCCACTAACCTCTTAATACTCGATGAAACTCTTGATGGTGCACTTGATAGTGTAGGTATTGAAAGTCTGATTGAAACATTACATAGTTTGAACTCAGATGATAATATCTTTGTGATATCACATAGAGGAGACCAATTTGCAGATAAATTTGATACTGCAATTCGATTTGATAAAGTGAAAAACTTTAGTGAAATTGCTGCATGATGCATTTTTACGTACATATAAGTGCATACAAGTTACACTTTTACGTACATAAAAGTGCATAAAGCAGTTGACATTTTCGGGTACCTATGTTATAATGGTACCCTCTTACAAAAGTAGATTATGACAATGACTTCATTTTACACTTCCGTAGAACGTTACGGTAAGAATATTTTATGGCGAGGATACGAGAACGGTAAACGTTTTTCGTATCGTGTTCCATTTAAGCCTACGCTTTATTTGCATACACCTAAGAAAGGTGGTGATTTCAAGTCGTTGATTGGTGGTAAATCTCTCCATCCTCAAAAATTTGGTGAAATGCGAGAAGCTAAAAACTTTGTTGAAGAGTACAAAGGTGTAGCAGGTTTTGAAGTATATGGTTCAACAAACTTCATTACTCAATTTATTCAAGAACATTATCCAGAAGAAGTAAGATTTAATATTTCAGATGTTAACATCGTATCTTTCGATATCGAGGTTGATATTCGTGATGGATTTGCTGATATCGAACAAGCAAATAATGAAATTACTTCTATCGCATATAAATCATCTAAGTCTAAAAAATATTTCCTACTTGGTCGTAAAGAATACGATAAAACAAAAACAATAACTGGTATTGATCCTGATGACATTGTTTTTGCGCAGTTCGATACTGAAGTTCAACTTCTCCAAGGATTTATTAAACTATGGACCGCTGACTATCCAGACATCGTGACTGGTTGGAACGTTGAATACTTTGATATTCAATATATCGTAACACGTATCATAAGACTACTTGGTGAAGAATCTGCAAAGAAACTTTCACCTTGGAAATTGATTGATCAAAGACGTCGTGAAGTATTTGGTAAAGTACAATCAACGTACAAAATTTCTGGTATGTCTGTAATTGACTACATGGATGCTTTTAAAAAGTTTGGTTATAAGTATGGTCCACAAGAATCATATAAACTTGACCATATTGCTCATGTTATTCTTGGTGAAAAGAAACTTGATTATTCTGAATATGGCTCATTGACTGCATTATATGATGAAAACCCACAACTCTATCTTGACTATAACTTAAAAGATACACACCTCATTCAAAGAATGGAAGAAGAAACATCTCTTCTCGCGTTAGTTATGACAGTTGCTTATGGTGGTGGTGTAAACTTTGGTGATGCGTTTGGTACTGTAGGAATTTGGGAATCAACTATCTATCGTAGATTAATTAAAGATAAAGTTGTGCCTCCTATTAAAGACTCTCCTGGAATTCGTCAAGGTGAACTTGTAGGTGGTTATGTAAAAGATCCAAAACCTGGAATGTATCCGTGGGTTGTATCATTTGACTTAAACTCTCTATATCCACATCTTATGTTGCAATACAATATGTCACCTGAAACATATATGCCGCAGGAAAGAGAAGTAGTAACACAAGACATGGTACTCAATGGTGATTTTAAAAATACAAATCCAAATATGTCTGTTGCTGCAAATGGTGTCTGTTTTAGAAACGATAAGGTTGGTATTATTCCAAGTATCATTGACGAATACTATAATAATCGTTCTGTAATTAAGAAACAAATGATTGCAGTCGAACAGCAATTCGAGATTGAAACAGATCCTGCTGAAAAGAAAAGACTCAAACGAGAAATGAATCAACTTCATAATTCTCAAATGTCAATCAAGATTGCTATGAACTCTCTTTATGGCGCAACAGCAAATATCTACTTCCTATATTATATTAACGAAATGGCGGAAGCAATTACTACATCTGGTCAATTAAGTATTCGATATGCTCAAAAATCTGTAAATGAATATCTCAATAAGATACTCAACACAGAAAATAAAGATTATATTGTGTATATCGATACCGATTCGATTTATGTAAACTTTAGTCCATTAGTAAAAGAAGTATTTGGTACAGTAGACATTGACCGTAAGCAAGGTGAAGAATTCTTAGACAAAGTTTGTTCTACAAAGATTGAACAAGTTATTGAAGCTGGTTATGAAAAGCTTCGATCTGACATGGGTGCTTATCGTAATGCGATGGTAATGAAACGAGAAAAGATTACTGATCGTTCTATCTTTATCGCAAAGAAAAGATACATTTTGAATACACTTAATAGTGAAGGTGTTCATTATGAAAAACCAAAAGTTTCTGTTACTGGTCTTGAATCAGTAAGATCATCGACACCACAAGTTTGTCGTGATAAGATGAAAGATATATTTGAAGTAATACTCGGTGGTGATGAAGAAGCAACACAAAAATTTATTGCTAACTTCCGTACTGAATTTAGAAAACTTCCACCTGAAGAAATTGCTAAAACTTCAGGCACAGACAATATCAATAAATATATGGACAAAGTCAACCTATACAAAAAAGGTTGCCCTATGCATGTAAGAGGATGTATTCTTTATAATCACTTCCTTGAACAGCATAAGTTGAATAAGAAATATGAAAAGATTCAGTCAGGTGATAAGATTAAATTCTTATACCTTAAAGTACCGAATCCAATACGTGAGAATATGATTTCATTTCCTGGTGTACTTCCGAAAGAACTCGGCTTAGACAAGTATATTGATTATGATACACAATTCTCAAAAGTATTTCTCAGTCCAGTAGAGAACATTATCGAACCTCTTGGCTGGAAATCAGAAAAAGTAAATACAATCGAGGATTTTTTCACATGAGAATAGCAATTATCGCAAATTATCGTACAGCGAGTACGTCGTTTACATTAAAAAAAGCAGAAGAATATGGTGTGCCTTATAAAGGTGAAATGTTTAGTGATCCAAGACCTTATGATCTAGGTGAAGCAAGAGCAAAATGGCAATTGATTAATTCACCTTGGAAAGAGATGGAAAAATATCAGGATCCTGTAGAAAGAGAAGCTTGTATAAGTCATGAAAGATTTATAGAACAACTTGAAGCCGGACACCCATGTTGTTTTAAATTAATTCCAATTCAAGTAAGAAATGAAGAACATGTAAGTAGAATATTGAATGCAGTAGATAGAATCTACTATCTTTATAGAAGAGATTTTAGAGCTCAATGTGAAAGTTGGGTTGCAGTAAGACAAGATGGAAACTTTGGTGGTACTGGATTTAAAAGAAATGTAAGAGATTATCTTCGAAACATGACTGAAAATCAAAGACAAATTCATTTAGCAACAATGGGTAAAGAAGATGAACCTTATAGAATTACTGTTGATTTAGAAGATCAACCAAACTTTGGTGAGAACGAAAGAGCATTTCCATTAATTCGTGGTCTTGTTGAACGGTATGAAGAAATGGCTAAAATGTATAAAGAGTTTCCTGGTGAACTTGTTTGTATGGAAGATTATTTTAAAGGTGAAACATATAATCCATATAATAGAGAAATCACTTGGGTAAAACCAATGCCAATGCCAGAACAATATGAAAACTTTAATGTCGAATCTTTATTTAAAGAAAAAGGTTGACATTTCAAATAAACTGTGTTATAATAGCTGAAATTAAATTAAAAAGGACTATCTTATGAAAGATATACAAATCGTACGACTCTCAACTGGAGAAGAAATAATCGCCAAAGTCGTTTTTGACAAAGGATTCTATACATTAAAAGATGCAATTCTTTTAGTGCCGGCCGGTGAAGGTAAAATTGGAATGGTTCCATTTGTACCTTACGCAAAAAGACAAGACTTTGTTATTGGTGAAGCACACGTAATGTTTGTTGCGGAACCTGGTGAAGAACTTGTAAAAGAAGTTGTAAGAGCAACTTCAGGTATTGAATTAGCCACAGGCCCAGGACTTAAGTTAGTATAATGATTACTATATACGGTAAAGAGTCTTGTGCATACTGTAATATGGCTAAAACATTATGCGAGCAAAAAGGTGTTGAGTACGAATACTTAATGCTTAATGAGGATTATACTCCACCGCAATTTTTTGAAAAATTTCCATCTGCAAGAACATTTCCGCAGATAGTAGTTGAAGATAAAAATATTGGTGGATATAACGAACTAATGGAGTATTTTGAAAATGAGTAAAGATTGGGTACAAGATATTCATGACATGCAGACTAAATATCAAACTCGTGAATGGGTTAGATATAGTATGCAAGACGATGAAAAGCTTAAAGAGTTTTTAAAGTTTAGAATTAACTTTCTCCAAGAAGAACTCGACGAAACAAGAAAAGCATTCAATAATGAAGATGCAGAAGAAATCGTAGATGGTTTAATTGATCTTTGTGTTGTTGCAATTGGTACATTAGATGCCTATGGTATTGATGCACATAAAGCTTGGGATACAGTTCTCAAAGCAAATATGGCAAAAGAAGTAGGTGTTAAAGAAACAAGACCCAATCCACTGGGCGTACCAGATCTTGTAAAACCTGAGGGGTGGACTGCTCCAAGCCATGAAGATAATCATGGTATCTTTCAAGATTTATTTTAAGGATATATTATGAAAACATTTAGAAAAGAATTACTTGCTGTATCAAAACAGCATTTTGAAGCACACGTTGCTAAACATAGAATTAATATTGAAGTTCTATTAGAAAATAATGTGGGTGTCGCAGAACATCCAGACGTTATGGAAACAATTGAAAAGGAACTTGCTATTATTGCAGATTATAATGATAAAATTGCAATGATTGATAAGTACTTTCACACACCTGAAGCACCAAGACTTCCGTAAAAATAATTGAAAAAAACAGTTTACTTTTGCGAAAAAGTGTGGTATAATAGTGTCTATATTATGGAGATCTTATGAGTAAACAAACCAATCCCGAAGCAGTCAACGTTCTTCAAGAATGTATCGACTTACAGTTGAAAAAATCTCGCGATTATCAAAATCCAAATTCAACTGTTCAACAAGCAGATTACTACCCTCGTGGTATTGATTCAATCTATGATGTTATGAATGCAAAAATGCTCCGTATGAAATCAGTTATGGAAGCAATGCAAAGTGATGACTATAATCCAAATTTCGAATCACTCGAAGATTCAGCAAAAGATTTAATTAATTATTCTGCATTTTTTGTTTCATATTGTCGTGGTAAAATTCCAGGACAAAATACTAATAATGATGTATACAATAGGAGAATTAAATAATGAGTAATGTGATTATTCCTTCAAGTGATGAAGATAAAAAAAGAATTAAAGGTGCTATGGAAGAAATGAGTAATTCATTTACTCGAGTAGAAGCCGAACGTTCTTTTCAAAAAGAAGCAATTAATGCTTTAGCCGAAGATGTAGATATTCCTAAAAATATTCTACGTAAAATGGCTAGGATTTATCATAAACAAAATCTACCCGCAGTTGTAGCTGAACTTGATGATATTGAAACACTATTGGAGACCATTTAATGCCTAGAAAAGTTTGTGTTATTGAAGTAGTAGATCCAGAAGCAAATGAAGAAGAAGTTGCAGTTGCTGGTAAATTCTGGGTCAAATATTATGAGCTTGAAGAAGGTGAATCTATTGATGATGCTATGGAATCCTATGGAACTTTTGTAGATGATCTTGATTTTCTGCATGAGGATTTTGCAGAATGGGCTGAGGAGTTTTAATGTTAAAAGTAAAAGATATACGTAATCAAATTGTAACCGATTATCTTCAAGGTGATTGGGTTATTGATCGTACAGGTGCTAAAACAATTGAAGTACTTGGTGCGACATTTATTGCTGACGAGGATTATGTTATTCGTAAACCAGCTTATGAATATATTGAACGTGAACTTCAATGGTATAAAAGCTGTTCATTAAACGTTAATGATATTCCTGGTAAAACTCCACAAATTTGGTTAGATGTTTCTGATGATAATGGATTCATTAATTCAAATTATGGTTGGTGTATTTTTACTAAAGAAAATGGTAATCAATACGAAAACGTTTTAAGAGAATTATCTAGGAATCATAACTCTCGTAGAGCAACAATGATCTACAATCGTCCAAGTATGCATACAGATTATAATGCTAATAATATGAATGACTTTATGTGTACTTACGCAAATACATTCTATATTCGAAATAAGCAATTAATATCTCATTATATTATGAGATCTAATGATGCTGTTTTTGGTTATAATAATGATTATGCATGGGCACGTTATGTTCAATCAAAACTTGCAGATGATCTAGGTGTAGAAGTTGGTGATTTAATTTGGACCGCTTCTAATTTTCATGTCTACGAAAGACATTTCAACTTTATACAAGACTACATTAATGAGCGTCAAGTGGGATAAAAGATTTCTCGGTTTAGCAAGAGAAATTTCAACATGGAGTAAAGATCCAAGTAAACAAATTGGTGCAGTTTTCGTTTCTGACGAAAGACGCATTCTTGCAACTGGATATAATGGCTTTCCACGCAACATTGAAGATACTTTAGATCGATATGAAAATAGAGAAGAAAAGTATAAACTTGTAGTTCATGCTGAACAAAACGCAATATATAATGCGACTTATAATGGAATTTCACTAAATAATAGTACATTATATGTTTGGGGATTACCAGTTTGTTCAGAATGTGCAAAAGGTGTTATTCAAGTTGGTACTAAACGTATTGTAATGCCTTCAATGATAGATGTTCCAGAAAGATGGATTGAATCTTTTGATAATACAAAAGAGCTTTTTAAAGAAGCATTAGTTGATTACGAATTTGTTGACATTTCAGTTTAATTGTGTTATAATAGAAAATTATGAATAAAAAAGTTGTAGTAACAGGTGCCGATGGATATATCGGTTCAGTATTAAGAAAAAAGTTAAGTGAACGCAATGTTCGAGCGGTCTTTTACGATATTAAAGATTGGGATATTACAAAATATTCTAATCCTACTAATCCAACAGTAGATGTAGTTGTACATTTAGCAGCATTAGTTAAAGTTGGTGAAAGCGTAAAGAATCCATTTGAATATTATAATACTAACATTAATGGAACTAAAAATGTAATTGATGCATTTCCAAATGCTAAATTTATATTTGCTTCAACAGGAGCGGCATTTGATCCAACATCACCTTATGCAAGATCAAAAGTAGTTGCAGAAGATATTGTAAAACAACTTTGTAAAGAATATACGATTTTTAGATTTTATAATGTTGGAGGTGGAGTACCTAACAATCCTGAAGGATTATATGCAGCAACTCAAAATGCAATTCAATCAGGAACATTTACAATTTTTGGATCTGATTATGATACTAAAGATGGTACTCCAGTAAGAGATTATGTTCACGTAGAAGATCTTACAGATGCAATTGTAAAAGCAATTTATGAACCGGCTGCAATGTCAGATTATGAACCGCTTGGATCAGGACAGTCTTATACAGTTAAAGAATACATTGAAGAATTTTTAAGAGTAAACGGTCCATTATTTGAAGTAAAATATGGAGAAAGAAGAGAAGGTGATAATGCAAAATCTGAAGTACCTTTCAATTCTATGTTTATGAATCCAAAACACACACTTGAGGATATAGTTAAATTATGAAAAAAATATTAATCACTGGAATGAACAAAGCTCAGTGTACTGAAGACTTTTTTCTAAGACAGCAATTACAAGTAGTACCTTCTCAATATGCAGTATTACGTTGTCTTAGAGAAATGGGATATGAAGTTGAGCAAAGAGAAGTAGCATTAGGCGAAGATATTTCACACTATGATGAAGTAATCTTTTATATGCATAGTCCACAATCTTTCTGTCAAAATTTATATTCTGGATGTTACGCACTATCTCAAAGACCAGATGCTATTCTTGCATTTGACGATTGGCAGGTTGATCAGATTTATGGTGGTATTCAAGGATTTCGTGGAAACCTTGATGAACCAGAAGACAAAGCATTTAGACAATATCTTTTAGATCTTCAATGTACACAATATGATATTAACACTCTGAAAAAATACAAAGACAATTTTGTAGCAGCATGTGATATTATGCTAAATAAAGAAAACAGATTGTTAATTTCTGCATTTGATCTTGGTGATTTAAGTTTGCTCAATCTCGGTTGGAATCCTGATAAAATATATCGTTTCAATCCTAACCCTTATCACTATAATCGTACTCCAGATAATGATTTTCTTTCTGGTGTATCAACACTTTTTGGTGGTGGAGTAGAAGTAAAAGATAAAAAATTAGAATGGAACTTTGCTTCGTTAGTACAAAAGAAAACTCGAAAATGGTTGAAACTTCAAAACATTCAAGAGTGGCCAATGAATATCTATGGTGCAAAGCGCGGTGAAGAAAAATCAGAAAGACTTACTGAAGACCAAATGTGTAAAGTATATGCAGAACAATGGGGATGTTTAATGCCTGGATATTTCCACTCAGGATCTGGTTGGTGGAGAGCAAGGCCTTTACAGGTTGCTGATGCAGGAAGTATTCTTATTGGTGATCCTAAAGAATTATTTGTTTACTATCAGGATGAATACTTATCTACACGTATTGCTGAAGATATTGAAGCTATGAATGTGAAACAATTACAAGAATTTGCTCAAGGTCAACGCGATGCACTATATAAGCATCATCCTCTAGATAAAGAAAAAACAAGAAGTGAATTTGAAATAGTATTAAACGCATGAAAAATTATTTAGTAGTTGGCGCAGGATTTGCGGGTGCAGTTCACGCAAGAGAACTTGCAAATGCTGGTCATAAAGTACATGTTATTGATTTAAGAAATCATATTGCAGGTAATGCTTATGATTATACTGATGAAAATGGTATTCGTGTACACAAATATGGTCCACACTTATTTCATACAGATAATGAAAAAGTTGTAAACTGGTTAATGCAATATGGTGAATGGGTAGAATATAAGCATAAAGTAAAAGCCTTATTAAATGATGGACAATATGTTACTTTACCTGTAAATAAAGAAACTAAAGAAATTGTTGGTGAAGAAAATGTGCTTGATATTTTCTTTAGACCTTATACAAGAAAAATGTGGGGTAAAGAGCTCGATGAATTAAATCCTGGTATTATTGCAAGAGTACCTATTCGTGATGATCTAAACGAATACTATTTTCCGAAAGATAAATATCAGTATATGCCAAAAGATGGCTATACAAAACTTTTTGAAAATATTTTAAATCATGAGAATATAACAGTGCAACTTTCAACAGAGTTTAACAAGAGTATGGAAGATGAATACGATCACGTATTTAATTCTATGCCAATTGATGTATATTATGATTATTGCTTTGGAGAATTACCTTACAGATCACTCAAGTTTCATACAATGAGTATTCCACAAACAAGAGTGCTTCCTACCGCAACAGTCAATTTTACACACGATGGACCATATACTCGAGTAACAGAATGGAAAAACATTCCAGAACATGGTAAAAACGACTTAACCACTACAGTAACTTATGAGGAACCATGTGATTATAAAGACAATAACATGGAAAGATATTATCCCATAAATGATGTAGATGGTATTAATCGTGAAAGATACAAGCAATATCGAGATATCGAAAACTCTAAAGTCACTTTTATAGGAAGATGCGGAATGTATGTCTATTTAGATATGCACCAAGTCATAAATTCATCATTAGTATCAGTGAGTAAATTTTTAAATGATTAAACACGCTTCTATCGTACCACTTATAGGTGGTGAAACTATTGGATCAGTCAATGCGTTTGGTGAAAAACCAACCTATATGATGTCATACGAGGCCTTCAAGGACAACGATTCTCATATCCTTAATTACTATAGCGACGTTCCTTACTATGTCCTAGACAAAGGAGAGAAACCTACAGAGAGTGTTGATGTAATATCTTCTGTATGTCCTTGTGCTGGATTAAGTATGCTTTCTCAAGGATTTGGAGATCATAATCCAAATAATAAATGGCTTATCGAAACAGCAAAATATGTTCTTGGTGAAATTAAACCAAAAGTATTTTGGGGTGAAAACGCTCCAGGTTTTGCTGGTAAGATTGGTGAAAATATACGAAATGAAATGAGACGAATTGGTCTTGAACAAGGTTATACAATGACTGTTTATAGAACTAAATCGTTATTACATGGTTCATCTCAAGTAAGAGAACGTTCATTCTATTTCTTTTGGCGCGGCGAAAAAACTCCATTACTTTCATATTATAATAAAGAACGACCAGCTATTGAAGATGTTATAAGAAGCGCAGGAGGTTCTAACTTCCAAACTGAATGTATTAATCCAAAAATTCCATCTCAAGATGATTTATATTACAAATATATTTTAGAACATATTCATGGTGGAATTACTCATAAAGAATTTTCTGATATGGTAGAACCTCAAAGTGCAAGAGGTCAATGCGTATATGCATACATAGAAAGATACGGGCATGACTATGCTCAAGTCGGCGAATGGATGGAAAAACATGGATATGAAAAAGAAGTTGAGAAATGTAAATACAGATATGAGAAGCTCAAAGCTGGTGGAAACATTATGCGAAGAGGTACCATTGTTCCTAAAGACTTTATCGGTGCTTTTGTTGGGCATTATCCTGTCAAACTTACTCATCCTGACGATGATCGTTATATTAATTACAGAGAAGCTATGGCAATCATGGGTTTACCTTTGGACTTCGAGTTACTCAATCCGAAAAAATCTTTCAACCATATTTGTCAAAATGTTCCCGTTCAAACGGCAACAGACATGGCGACAGAAGTAAAAAAATATTTAAATAATGAGCTACAAATGGTTGACACAGACTACGTAATGCAGTATAATAATACTCAAACCGCAGACTATATTGAAAAGCATGATACACTTGAGGCATTCCTATGAAACATTTAATATTTGATTTTGAAACTATGGGCACTGAACCTATGGATTGTGCTGTAGTTGATGTTTCTGCTTTCGTATTTGATTTTGATAGATTTGAAAAGCGACCTTATACTGTTAAAGATATTAATGCAGTTCGAAGATGGAAACTTTCAGTAAAAGATCAAGTAGAAAATTATGGTTATAAAGTAGAAAATTCTGTTATTGAATTTTGGCAATCACAAGATAAAGAAGTACGTGATAGAGTTAAACCTTTAAAAACTGATTTAACTGTAAAAGAATTTGTAGATGACTTTCATAATTTTATTATCGATTCAAATGTTAAATATTGGTGGACAAGATCAAATGCTTTTGATCCAGTCATTATGACACGTCTTTTTGATTCTCAAGGAAAAAAACAACATTTCTATGAATATTGTAAATACTATCTCGTGCGTGACACCCGCACGTGGATTGACGCAAAATTAAATCTTCCAGAAAGAAATGATTTCGTATTACCAGAATGGGAAGAAGCATTTAAAAAGCATGATAGTTCATGGGATATTCTTATCGATACTCTCAGATTACAACTATTACACAGAACAGAATTTGATTTAGATTAAGGATATATTATGGAACTTAAAATACCCGTTACTGATCTCAAAAACTATAAACTGTTTGTTGGTGCACCAATGTATGGTGGACAATGTTCAGGTTTATTTACAAAATCAACTAACGATTTGAGTATGTTATGTACTAAATATGAAATACCAATGAGATATTATTTCTTATTTAATGAAAGTTTAGTACAAAGAGCTCGTAACTATATTGCAGATGAATTTATGAGATCTGATTGTACTCACTTATTGTTTATTGATAGTGATATTGGGTTTAATCCTAGAGATGCGTTAGCACTTTTAGGTATTCAAACTTCTGATCCAGAAAAATATGATATTGTAACTGGTCCTTATCCTAAGAAAACAATTGCTTGGGAAAAAATTGCAAAGGCTGCAGAACTTGGATTCGCAAATGAAAATCCTTTTAACCTTGAGCAATTTACTTCTGACTTTGTTTTTAATCCTGTAAAAGGAACTAAAGAATTTAAAGTAAGTGAACCTGTTGAAGTATCAGAAGCAGGAACTGGATTTATGCTTATTCCAAGAGAAGCTCTTGAAAAATTTAGAGATAATTATCCAGAACTATCATACAAACCAGACCATGCGCGTACTGAAAACTTTGATGGATCGCGAAATATTACAGCATTCTTTGATTGTATTATTGATCCTGAAACGAATAGGTACTTATCTGAAGACTATTTCTTTTGTAAGAAATCAAGAGAAATGGGACTTTCAGTATGGATGTGTCCTTGGATGCAAATCAATCATGTTGGTACATATATCTTTAAAGGTAATATGGCAGCATTAGGACAACTTGGTGTTACTGCAACAGCCAATGCTTCTTCTAATAAGAAAACATATACAAAAGGCAAATAAACAGTTGACATTTAACCTCACTTGGTATATAATATACCAGTATTTTAATATCGGAGAATCTATATAATGAAATTTTCTAACGAAACCTTGACGGTCTTGAAAAGCTTTAGCTCTATTAACAAATCTATTTTGTTTAAAGAAGGTAATGTTTTAAAGACTATCACTCCAGAAAAGACTCTAATTGCAATTGCAGATATTCCAGATGAAATTCCATCTGATGCATGTGTATACGATCTTTCAAGATTTCTTTCAATTTTGAGTCTTTATAATGATCCCGACGTTGAATTCGAAGATAAATACTTTATTATCTCTGAAGGTAAACGTCGTACTAAGTACGTCTACGCCGATATCTCCATGATACACACTCCTCCAGAGAAGGAAATTACTCTTCCTTCCGAAGATGTTGTTGTGAATGTATCACAAGGAGATTTGTCTTCTGTATTGAAGGCAGCAGGGGTACTACAATTTTCGGAAATTGCTTTTGTAGGCGAAAGCGGCAAAGTATTTCTGAAAGCTATCGACAGTTCGAATGAAAACGCAGATGACTTTGGCGTTGAAATCGGTGAAACTGACGATACCTTCAAGTTTATTATTAAAACTGATAACTTGAAGCTCTTACCGCTAGATTATGAGGTTACTCTTTGCGCAAAAGGTATCTCACAATTCAGGGGCAAAGGTGTCACATATTTTGTGGCAATTGATTCAAAGTCAACTTATAATTAAAAAAGGTGATTCATATGAATGAAACAGTAAATGGTAACTTTGGCCAACCTCAAGGCCAAGAGCAGAAGGTCGTGATTAATCTCAACGATCTTAGCACCGTTCTACAATTGATTGACATTGTCTCTCAACGTGGCGGGTTCCAAGGAAATGAGTTAGCCGGTGTTGGAATGCTTAGGAATAAAATCGAAGCTTTTCTACGTCAGAATGCTCCACAGCAAGATCCTAGTGTAGGTGAAAAAGATGTGGATGTAGATGTGCCAGCTCAAGGTCCTTTGGCTGACAAGGTAGTCGATTAATAAGATTACCAACCTTTCTCGAGATAGGGGGATAGTCAATGACTTCCCCCGCCTTTCGATTTTTTTATATTATGTAACAGGTGATCTATGATTGAAGCAAAAAACAATGAAGTACTCTGGGTCGAGAAATATCGTCCTCAAAAAGTTGACGACACAATTCTTCCAGAGCAACTCAAAACAACTTTCCGCAAATTCGTATCAGACGGAAACGTTCCAAACTTATTATTAACAGGTGGACCAGGTGTAGGTAAAACTACAATCGCAAAAGCCATGCTCGAAGAACTTGGTTGTGATTATATTATTAAAAATGGTTCACTTAATGTTAACATCGATTCTATTCGATATGATATTTCTACTTTCGCTTCTGCTGTATCTCTCACAGGTACAGGTCGAAAGTATGTCATTTTTGACGAAGCAGATTATTTGAACGCAGCAAACGTTCAACCTGCTCTTCGTAATTTCATCGAAGAATATTCAGCCAATTGCGGCTTTATCTTTACATGTAATTTTAAGAATAGAATCATTTCTCCACTTCGATCTCGTCTTTCTGAAGTGGACTTTACTATTGAACAATCTCAAAGACCTGCGCTTGCAATGCAGTTCTTTAAAAGAGTAACAGCTATTCTCGATCAAGAAAATGTTCCTTATGACAAAAGTGTCGTAGCAAAAGTAATTGAAAAACATTTTCCTGATTTTCGAAGAGTATTAACAGAACTACAATCCTATGCAGCATCAGGAAGAATTGACGAAGGTATATTCGTTAATCTTAAACAAGAAGCACTTGACGAACTTTTTGGTTTCCTTAAAGCTAAAAACTTTACTGAAATGCGCAAATGGGTTGCAAAAAATTCAGACCAGGATATGAACGAAATGTTTCGTCGTATCTATGATATGGCTTCATCTAAAGTCGAATTCCGTACACAACCAGGTTTCATAGTTACACTTGCTGACTATATGTACAAAGCAAACTTTGTAGCAGATCAAGAAATTAATATGGTTGCATTCTTAACTGAGGTAATGATGGAATCGGAGTTTGTCTGATGGTAAGCATATTAAGTAATGGTAAAAAGTGTTTCAATTGCGCTAAACGTATGCGAGGAGGTGAAGAATATACGATTAAGCTTGACACACTTGAAGGTAGACATGAAGTGCTTATGTGCGAAGAATGCGCAAAAGACTTTAATGACATAATGATTCAATTAGAGGACGTAATTAATGAAAGAGATAAGTCCGTTTGATTTTATGAATGCGGCTTCTTTTAGTAAAGAAGATCTCATTCGAAATAGTGATAATCCAGAAATTACAGAAAAAACATATAACGCATATATCGTCAACAGAGGCTTCGCAAATTTCGAAGATACTATATTACATGCTAATGAAATGAATCAACGTCATGAATTATTCCTTGGTGCTCAATTCGACTATTATAGGTCTGTCTTAAGAAAAAGAAAAAGATTTTCTAAATGGCATAAAGCAGATAAAAACAAAGATCTTGATGCAATACAAGAAGTATATCAATGTAATAGAACTGTTGCGAAACAATATTTAAAGGTATTATCTAAAGAACAATTACAAACGGTACATGATCGTCTTTTCATCGGTGGCTAAAACTTAAATAAAATAAATAAAAATGAATGGTTATATACCATGCCACAAATTAAAATTATAAAGGTGAATATAAATCATGGAAAACGAAGATATTTTTAGAGGAGTGGGTGTAGAGGTTACTTTACCAACACCGGACTCCTTCTTAAAAATTAAAGAGACATTAACTCGTATTGGAATTTCTTCTCGTAAAGAAAAGAAACTTTTTCAGTCATGTCATATTCTTCATAAAAAAGGAAGATATTCAATTCTTCATTTTAAAGAATTGTTTATTTTAGATGGTAAGCACAATACGTTTACAGAAGAAGACCACGCAAGACGCAATACGATAGTAAACTTATTAGAAGAATGGGAACTCATTAAAGTAGTAGACCCAGCTAAAACAAAAGAACCAGTTGCTTCTCTTAATCAAATTAAGATTATTGCATTTAAAGAGAAAGATGACTGGGATCTTACAGTAAAGTATAATATTGGTAAAAAATAGTTGACATTCTGTAAAGAATGTATTATAATATAATGACTAGGCAAGAACAGCAACCTTGTCCTCTAAATAAAGAAAAATTAGAGGAAAAGAAAAAACAGCAACAAGATCCTAGAAATAGTTGAAGGTTATATAATGAGCACTTTATTAGTTTATAAGTCATCTCCAAAAGTAAAACTTCCGGCTCTCGCTACCGAAGAGTCCGCATGCTTTGACGTCGAATCTTTCTTTGAAGTAGGACAAAAGATTCGAGTATTTAATTCTGTTAATAGAGAAACAGAAGTATTAACAAAAGAAATTCAAGGAGAAACTGCGTTTCTTCTTCATCCTGCTCATAGAGCATTTGTTCCCACTGGTCTTATTTTTAACATACCACCAGATCACGTACTTAAAATGTATGTACGTAGTAGTGTAGCAGCTAAAAAAGGTTTAGTTCTTACAAATGGTGTAGGTATTATTGATAGTGATTATTTCCATGAAACACATATACTTTTAACAAATATATCTGATTCAATAGTACGAGTTGTAAGTGGTGAGCGATTAGCTCAATGTAAATTAGAAAAGAATTTATCGTATTCTATACAAGAAACAAGTAAGAAACCAGCGCAACGAACAAGCCGCGCTGGAGGAATAGGAAGTACTGGAGATTAAAGCGCCGCTAGAGTTATAACTCTACATAGGTGCTCATCTTTTTGTTTAGAACCAATAATAAATGTTAGTTCTGAACCTTTTTTGATTGTCCTTGTGGCAGTCTTAAAATTGACTTTAGAGTCGGTAGTAATTGGAAGTTCGCAATCTAAATTTGCATTCCAAAATTTACCAGCTTTTTTGTCTAATATGATCATTGCATCTTTAGTCATTATAGTTGTATGGTCAATATTACGAATATTAACTTCATCTGCAAAAGCTAATGAAGGAACAATGAGAAAGGTTGCTAAATACTTATTAGCTACTTTATGAAAACGACCAGCTTTCATGAGTTTGTCTAGTTTTTTAAAGAATTGTTTTAGCATTGTATTTCTCCTGTAAATATATTGTATATACTTTTTATTTATACAACTATGTGACAATTAGGTGACAAAATTATGAAAAAAGATGACACTTTATTAGTGAAAATAAACAAAGAACAAAAGAAAGAATTCATTCAACTTTGTAAAGATATCGATACTTCTGCATCTAGAGAAGTACGAAATTTTATTAAAAATTTTATTGCGAATAATAAAGAAGTTGAATAAATAGTTTTGTATACGCCGAAAGGGTATACGAAAAGGTGAAGGGTAAATACCTTCAAATATTAATATCTAGCTTAATAGGAGATAAAAAATGACTGGATTAAATATAAACCACTTAACCCCTTTTGCTGTCGGATTCGATAGAATGTTTGACAGATTAGTGGAGTTCCCACAAGTACATCAATCACAAGGCTTCCCGCCTTACAACATCAAAAGAAATAAAGACGGCGATAAGTTCTCTATTGAACTTGCATTAGCTGGTCTTGACATTAATGATGTTGATATTGAAGTGAAAGAAGATGTTCTTACAGTAAAATCAGTTGATACTGATAAAGCTGATGATGAAGCCGTAGTACTACATAAAGGAATTTCTCAAAAGAAATTTACTCGTAGTTTTACATTAGCTGACGACTTAAAAGTAGTTGGTGCTAACTTCAAAAATGGTTTGTTGGTCATTGGACTCGAAAGGATTATTCCTGAAGAGAAAAGACCACAAAAAATCAAAATTGACAATAAGAAAGAATTCTTAGTAGGTTAATTTTAATCCGGGAGAGTGCAATGCTCTCCCGATTTTATAACATGTTTTGAAAGGAAATTTATTATGGAAAAAACTTTACCACAAGTAACATTCAAACTAAGACAACGCAATGTTGATACCGCCGAATTTGAATGGGTTCATAAAACTACCGATGACTTTTTTAAAGGAAAAAGAGTTGTAGCTTTTTCTCTTCCCGGTGCTTTTACTCCAACCTGTTCTAATTTTCAGGTACCTGGTTATAACGCATTAATGCCGGAGTTTGCAGCATTAGGTATTGATGCAATTTATTGTATTTCTTGTAATGACGCTTTTGTTATGAATGCTTGGAAAAATGATCAAAGAGCAGAAAATATCACATTTATTCCTGATGGTTCTTGCGAATTTACCGCAGGTATGGATATGTTAGTTGCAAAAGATAATCTTGGTTTCGGTAAGCGTTCTTGGAGATATGCTATGGTTGTAAATGATGGTGTTGTTGAAAAGATGTTTATTGAGCCTGGTAAATCTGATGATTGTGAAACAGATCCTTATGGAGAAACTTCACCAGAATCTGTAAGATCTTATTTAGAGAATGTTAAAACGACATTAGTCGCTTAATTTAAAAGAGGACTTCGGTCCTCTTTTTTTTAAACTAAACCAGGTATTGCAATAAATCCTGGTCCGCCATTACTTCCACCGCCATATCCTAGTGCGTAAGAAGTTACGTTACTTGCACTAGTCTTACTCATACTTGTATTATTGAATACGTTTGTTCCACCTTGAGTATAATAATTATTCATAATAGGATTACCACCGGCTCCACTTGCCAATGAATCCATTTGTTCAGCTAAAGCGTCTTGGCTTTGTTTTTGAATTTCATTATATTCTGCTAATTGTCTATTATATTCATCAATAGCAGCTTGTTGTCTTTGTATTTCTTCAAGTCTTCTGTCAATAACATTTTGAGATGCTTCTCTTTGAGATTGTAAAAGATCTCTTTCTTCTTTCGCGTCTTCAATCATGCGATCTAAACGACCTTCACCGACTGTAAATGATCTACCATCAGTACCTACATTAAACATTCCATTTGCTGCACCCGCGGCTTTTATAGCTTCAAGTCTTTCAATTTCAGAATTCATACCATTGAATTCCTCTGCGGTATCTCTAAGGAACTGATTAGCTACATCATTAGTTGCTGTTAAAGCATCAATAACTTGTTGCGCGGTTGTTTCTTCTGTGAATTCACCTTGATTTCTTATAGCTTGTTCAACTGTATTAGGTAATGTATCAATACCTCTATCACCCCAATCTCTCCAGGCCTCACCGGCTTTAGTAGCAATAGAAGAACCAAATCCCCAGATTGCTCCTGATATTGCACCAGGTAAAGCACCTACACCTGCAAATAATGAACCTGTACCAGCTCCAACTGCAGTACTTATTGTTGTATCAACTAAAACATCACCGGCTTGATCTAATAAACTACCTCTATCTGCTTGCGCTAAAAGTTCTGCTTCTAATGCATCTGCACTAAGATTCTCTTCATCAAATAAACCTAATACAGCTGCTGCTGTTAAACCACCACCAAGAAAACCTGCACCTTTTGCAACCAGGCCTGGACCTCGCAATCTTGAAGCTTGTCTAGCTAAGAAGCCCGGTCTTTTATTTGCTGCAGCGTCCTCAGCTGCTATTCTCAATGCAGTATTTCTAGCGGCACCGGTTAATCTTTGTCCCGTTTTATTACTAATAGGATTACCATCAGCATCTAATGTAAAGTTTCTTGGAGTAGTAGGAACTCCTCTCGGTGGAGTTGGCGGAACACCTGGATTAACTGTTGGTACACGCGGGCGGCCAGCCAACCGGCCGGGTATGGAACCTAAAAATCTTCCTGCTGCCAATGCTGCCGTCGCAGCAACCATTGCACCTCTAAACGCTAAAGCCGCAACACCTATACCTGCAATTATTTTTAAAGCATTTCCAACTGCAT